GTGCAAAAATGGGAAGAAAGGTAGTGACTGAAGTGCCTGCACTCAAACTACAAGGCGTGCTTACTGAAGCGGCAGTTAACCCCAAACTAATGCGTAGTTTGCTTCAATCTAGACCTAAAGCTGCAAAGGCAACAGACATCGCAATAAGAGGTTATTTATTGCAAGCAGGATTACTGCAAGATTGACAAAATTAACAACTCAAACTAACTTAGCATTTACAAAAGGGCCGTAGTAATCCCTTGAGTTAGCTGGCAGGAGTGTCAGCACAAGCCACTCGAAAGGGTGGCTTTTTTGTTACTGATAATTAAAAAGTACAAAAAAAAATCAAATAGTGTTGACATCATTATAATTATAGAATTATACAATGCATTCACGGACACTAGAATAACCTTCATTGTTTGTCAGTGTTATAAGAAGATGCTTGCTATCAAGTGTAAAGTAAACTTCGGACTATAACACGAACAAGAAATGGAGGTGAATGAATAAGACAAAAAACACGCAATAACATAATATAATATAAAAATATAAATGAATGCTTTACATACGCCAAATCAATCAGTTAATTTTGCACCCTTAAATTATAACCCCAATCGTATGCCCCAAGCAAAAGTAATTTTAGATTATGAACCTGCGCCATTGCGTGTAGTGCAAATTAAAGAGGTACAATATGCCTACCTCGATTGTGAAAGCACACAATTCTTAGTGCCAAGTTGGAAGACTAAGAAGAATGTAATTAATACATTCAATAATATACTAAAGGAGATAGGCATGACTCCTGAGATGGATACCCGGTATTTGGGCGGTAGGCATCCAAAGACCCGTTTAACCATGCCAGAACATTTTTTACATGTAGTACCTCATGGTCATGCACGGATGCGAGCCGCCAAAGGATTATTTAGCGAAGGCATGATTGGTTGGTACGAATTGCAGGGCATCGATACATCCTTCATGAACAATTGGCGTTTGGTGAAGACTAAAGTAATTGAGGTGGAGAGTTTTGTTCCTACTGATATCATTCACACGATAATAGATAAATGTGAAGAGCAGAGATTTATTAACCCACTAATCCACAAAGCATACTTACTTACTTATGGATTGGGTTTGCGAAGTTCAGAAGTCAGTAGGGCACGTTGGAGCGATTTCTTCCAAGATATGGAAGGTAATAAGTGCATACGAATTTGGCAGCCCAAAGGAATTAAGGGTGCGACAAAGGATGACTACCAGGATAGACCATGCGATCCTACTTTTTGGGATCAGATTATGGCACTGCGTGACATGAATGATTTAATTATAAACACGAATAGAAATTTTATGCTTCGTGTATTTCCAAAGTTTTTGAAACAAGAATGTGGAGTGCCTGATAAGAGGTGCGTTCATCTTCTTAGAAAGTATTGTGGACATCGCATTATGAAAAGTAATGGTATTTACCCAGCCAGCAAAGCTCTGGGTCACACGGATACTAAAATTACTGATAAGATCTACTCAGGCTTGCCAAGTATTATGGCAAGTAAAGTAGGATAATAGAATACTTTCCTAGTAAATAACCTGCAAAAACAATAAAATAAACTACAAAAGGTTACAAATGAGTACTAATATAATTAAGGTATACAATGGTATTGAATTTAAAGACATGGGTGATGGGACAGTCGAGATATTTTGCGACCGCCCGGCAATAGCACGAACTGATGAATTGATTAAATTGTTTTCGGCTTTTGCAACTCAAACTTCAAAGGAAGTTGAAAACAATTGTCATTCTTTTGAATCGCATCACACGCAGCACGAAGTAATAGATCATACAGTTGAGCCTGCATTAGACCTGTATTCTCGGACAACTGTTTAACAGTTTTACGAACTGATGGTGATAGACGAAGACTTAAGGGTGTAGAGAGATTTTCTTTTTTGCTCATGAAGAACTTAGATCATAGCAAAATACAATAAGCAACAATAAAATACATAAAAACAAATAGAAATATAATATGGCATTCTTACCAAATAATATAAGCGCACCATCAGAAGGTGGTGGAGGAAGTGGAAATTATATGCGTTTCCAACAAGGAGAAAACAAGTTCCGAATAATAGGAAGCAGCGATGATAAGCCTACTCCAGGCTTCATACACGGAACTCTGGGCTGGACAGTCGAGGATGGTAAAAAGAAACCAATTCGATGGGCAGCAGATAAAGAAGCACCACAAGCATTCGAGGATAAACCTAGAAACTTTTATGCATTTGTGGTCTACAACTACAACGAAAGCAAGGTGCAGATTCTTGAACTAACGCAGACGAAACTACAAGCTGAGTTATTACAGCTTGCCAATGATGAGGATTGGGGTGACTGCCGTAAGTACGACATTAGCGTTGTACGGAATGGTGAAGGATTGGAAACAACCTATGCCATGAACCCAAAGCCAATTAAAAAGATGGATGATGATTTGCGTGCAATTGCCAAGGCAGAACTATCACGGATTAATCTACCAGCATTGTTTGATGGTGAAGATCCATTCGCAGAGTTTACACCACCTGCTCAAGAGGTTGATGAAGATGGAGATCCATTCTGATGCTCAGACGAGGCATAACTAACGAGGCCTATCATGCAGACCCAGCGTTGGGTAGGAGTCGAGCAAGCGATTTGCTCGCCTCTTGCCCACTCAAGGTGAAGCATGCGATGGGTCAACCAAGTCCAAGCACACCTGCACTCGTAAATGGAAGCATGATTCATAGTGGTGCGCTTGAACCTCAGAAACTAGATGAAGAGTTTAAGTGCAAGCCAGCAGAAATTGATGGTAATTCACCACGCACAAATGCGTATAAAGAAGCGTTTGCAGTCATGGAAGCTGACAATCCATGTGTTACATATGTACCACATTCTGATTATGAGAATAACCTGGAAGTTATTGCTAGTGTTAGCGAGCATCCATTGCTCAAGGAATTACTACACCATGTAGATACAAAGATTGAACATACGGGATTCTTTGAACTAGAAGATGCAAGCTGCAAGGTACGTCCTGACCTTTATAACACAAGCAATGGCATGGTGGTTGATCTTAAAACCACACAAGATGCAAGTGAGAAAGGTTTTGCCAAGAGTGTGCGTCAGTTTGGCTATGCATTTCAAGCAGCTTGGTATATGACTGCCTTGCGATCAATGGGTGAGCGTCCAAAACAGTTTGTGTTTTTGGTTGTAGAGAAATCTGCACCTTACATAACTGCATGCTATACTTTAAATAACGCAGATATTGAGCGAGAAGTGCCGAGAGTGCATGAGGCATGTCGTTTATGGGCAAAGTGTTTAAGTGAAGATGTGTGGCCGGGATATTCGGATGACATAAAAACTCTTCAACTCGGATCGCTTTACTCCCAAAACCGATTATCTATTTCAAAGATTGCAGAGAAGTTTAACGTGAGTCGTTCATATGTTTACACGATAATGGAGAGACATAAACTTGAAGCTCGAAATATAGGCAACAAACGAACCATTGATATGGTCGAGTTTTCTACTGCATTACGCTGGGAGAATGAAGGAAAGAATGTAGCGTGATGGGTAGGAACAAGGGCAAGGAAGTAAGGTTGGTTGTAAGTTCAAAGGCACTTAAAATGATGGGTTATAAATCGCAAACAAGTCTGGATCAATTCCATGCAGACGAGGGATTTACAGCATATTATATCGAAGGTGGTCAAGGGAGAGGTGGAATTGGATTAGCGTGGAGTAAGGATGAAATAAAAAAATGGTTAAAAACCGAAGGAAGGAGAACTGAAGAATGGTTAATCGATTGAAATTAGAAGAGATGGACAAAGTTTTAAATTATGCATTGCAACATATTGAGCAGCATAATTTTGATGGCGCGGTTGTGGTATTACATGCATCGATTAAGCAATTGGTTGCTACCTTACGAGGTGCAGACCTGGATAATGAGAAAGATCCACATGTCAACATCTACACAAAAAAGGAATGTACTGTTTCTATACATAATATTTTAGAAATAAGTGCAGATGTATTCAATGTAACCATTGACGAAATACGAGGTCGCAAGCGTACAATGGATGTAGTTTTAGCTAGGCAGACAGCAGTCTACTTTTGCAGAAAACTCGATTACACAGTCCAAGAATTAGGTGCAGTGTTTAATCGAAACCATAGTAATATTTCACACACTTGTAAAAAAGTGGATGATTATATTCAATGTGACCGAGAGATTGGTGCAAAAATAAATCAAGTGGGAGATCGTATAAATGCCATGCAACAGTAGGGCTAAAGGTGCTAGGTATGAAAGGGAATTAGCACGCTATTTATCCGAGAATGGGTTTCCTGGTTCACGCAGAGGGCAACAGTTCTCTGGTGGATCAGACTCCCCGGATGTGGTAAGTGACTTTCCATTTCATATCGAGGCCAAGCATGTCCAGGCATTGAACTTATATAGTGCAATGACGCAGAGCATAAAAGATGCAGGTGATAAACCACCATGCGTAATTCACAGAAAGAACAACACCGAGAGCATGTTTACATGCAAACTAGAAGACCTAATTAAATTATTAAACGAGAAGTCATGGGATGAAGATAGCAGCAGTAGTAAAGATTAAACATGGTGCTATTTGGGAAGCACTAGAAAAACTTAATTGGAATCAAGCAGAACTTGCACGAAGAGCAAGTATGCAACCAACAAGAATTGGTGAGATCATAAATCTTAAGAGAAGACCCTATCAGGGAGAAGTAAAGAAGATTGAATTAGCCTTCTTGGATGGCGGTATAAAAGTTGATGTATTAAGTGAATGGCCTGAGATGTTTAAAATGCGTAAAAGTAATCTCACATATTACAAAGATGTTGAGACAGATAGAATGTTATCCAATTCAAATCCATTAACATTAGAAGAAAAGGAATACATGCAGATACTTCTTGATAAACTTTCTGATATAGAGGCAGATGTTTTATTATCACATGTGGTTCAAGATATTCCACTTCATGAGTTATCCAAAAAATGGAATCTATCTCGTAATAGAATATCTCAAATAAAAGAAGAGTTAGAAGAGAAGCTAGAGAAGTTTAGGCTATTTATAAATAAGGATGGAGTCACATGCCCAGAGCAGTTTGGTATGTACTTAGGTAAACATTACCCATCAAGAGTCCATGCAACCATTTGACACGAGTTTATCTGTTGGTAAGTTGCGTGAGGCAGAATTAATCGAGTTCTTCCAATCCAAAGGCCATAAGCCCATACCTATACCAGGCAAGTTCTCTGGCTTTGATTTCTTCTTAGCTAATACTAAGCAGGGATATGAGGTAAAGCAGGATTGGAAGGCTCATTATTCTGGCAATCTCGTAGTCGAGGTTGAGATGTATGGCAAGCGGTCCGGCTTGATGGCCACAACAGCAGATTGGTGGATCTTTGATACGAAGACTGAGTTTATATTCATCACACCACAATGTTTAAAAGATCTCATCATTGAAAACAACCCACCCTTGAGACAGTTTACAGGTAAGGGTGATACGCACCCCAAAAGAGCGTATTTAATACCTGTTAAGTTAATAAAAAAATACGCTAAAACATCAGTTTTGCGTCCAAGTAAACTACAAACAAATACACATGAATACAGTTAATAAAATGAAGGATTATATAATACACACATTAATGTTTTTGGCTGCCACAATAGTCTGGGGATGGATGATTTTGGCATGGTTATGCGCATTATTTGGAGGCTAAAAAATGTCAGAAGAAGAAGAAGAAAAAGCAAAAACTTACTCCACATCTTTTCGATTAAGCGAGATGGCACATGCGCGTTTTGTACAGTTTTGTGAGATGACCGGAATGAATAAATCAGAGGTGGTAAAAGCAGCAATTTCACAGTTCATTGCGCCTACTCTTCAAAACGCTCATGTAATACCCCCGTCTTACAATCCTCGCGCGCACGCACGGGATAATAATATAAATATATCTAAAGATATATTGTGTTGTAATACAACACGATCTAAGAAAGACAAAGAAAAGGAAGAAACTCATGCATGGTTTCAAGCATTCTGGGAAGTATGCAAGAACCAGCAATTTGCAAGACGAGTGGTCAAGACTATCCGATTGAATTGGAAAGATCTTTCACAGCTCAATCCAAAAGAATGTGCAGAAAAATATAATCTGCATTTTCATGAGAAAGGAAATTATGCAAAACATCCAAACTCATGGTTGAATGATGGAGGGTATGAAAACGTGGTAAATAATTCTGTCTCAACTCATGGCTTAAATTTTGATGTAACTACAAAACACCCGGATGATTGATGTAGAATTAGCAGAGCAAGCAGTTCTCTCTGCTATGCTTCGAGATGAGAGTGGTCTTGCCACTGCACAAGCAGGTGAAGCACTCACTAAGGATGATTTCTCAGACATGGATCGTGGAGCGATCTTTGAGTTGTGCCTTGAGCTTGCACCAGCAAATGAGATTGATGTGATGATTGCCAATCCAGATCTTTCTCATGAGGTTACTTTTCTAAGCGAGAAGTATGGAGGTGGAAATATATCCAGGTACATTGATTTTTTAATAAACCATCGTAATACGAGAAATGTTGAGCGTGCCTTATGGCAAGCAACAGATGATTTAAAAGCAAGTAAACCAGCAGAAGAGATTTCCCAGACATTTGTGAACACCATTGCAAAGTCACTTTCTCAAAGAAAAGGTGTGGTTGCATGTGGTGCTGCAAGTAAAGAAGCATTTGCAGAATTTCTTGAGGTGGATGCAGGAGGCACGCAAGCAATCCCAACCGGGTTAGAAAAGTTAGATACTATTCTTGGAGGTGGTTTCAAGAAAGGAAGCTTGTACGTCCTTGCAGCACGCCCAGGAGTAGGGAAGAGTGCATTAGCTATACAGATGACCCATGAGACTGCAAAGCGTGGTATGCGTGCAAGCTATGCAAGTTTGGAGATGTCTGCTAGTGAGTGTGCTGGTAGATTACTTTCCAATGCAAGTGGTGTACGTAAACCAACGAGCAAGGGGTTTCTCAATGCAGGCCACAAGCAAAAGTTAGAGACTCAAGTGCAAGCCATGCAGACTTGGCCAATAACGTTCAAAGATGACAACCAAGCAACCATGCAATCAATTGAAGCATTCATTGCCAAGCAAAGACTTGAAGGTGAGCTTGGTTTAATCGTAATCGATTACTTGCAACTACTCTCTTCACCTGGACATGACTCACGAGTGCAAGAGGTTAGCCACATTTCTCGTTCCTTAAAAGCAATTGCAATGGAGTATGAAGTACCCGTGCTTGCCCTTTCTCAACTTAACAGAGCATTAGAAAGTGCAAATCGTAGTCCCATGCTCTCAGATCTCCGTGAGTCTGGAAGTATAGAGCAAGATGCAGATTGCGTGCTTCTCATGCATCGTGAGAAAGAAGCAGATCCCACAACTGATGATATTATTTGCAATGTTGCCAAGAACAGAAATGGCGAGGTGCGTGCAGCCAAGCTAACCTTTTCCAAACCAACCGGGCGTTTCTCAACCCGTGTAGATGCAAGATTACATGATAAGAAACCATTTTGAGGTAAATACAGACTACATAAGGTTACATATGATGCCATATGAAGCTCGAGAAGGGCGCTAAAAAGCGTTTTGATTGATTATGAGGGTGTTTACTCATGTGAGACAACCAAAACGCTTTTTAGAGGGGTATAGGGTAAAGATGTCTTTTATCTGATAATATGATTATGGTATTCGTATAATCACGAATCTTCATTCGATTCAAAGTTTGGATCTAACCTTGGATCTGTTTCATAGATAAGTTTACGCTGGATCTCTTGTAATTCCTGCAAGGTAACTTCCTTACCTGCTTTCTTAAGAGCAACTTGCAATTCTTCAAGGTCATCTTTGCCTAGGTTGTCCCATGGAAATGCATTTGTCATAGCAAACCTTTCTTGTTTCTCCTCGCCCACCATGCAAGCACTTTCGGCACTAACTTCATCGCTATGAAGAGCGCCATGCTCGTCCATGATTTCTTTAGCTTTCTCTTTAAATCTCTTGGCGTTCATTGCATTGCCTCCTCTTGGGGAACAGTTTCCACGCTCGTAATACGAAACTTTACTAGCTTGTACTTACTGTCCTTTTTATACAAATCCTTCAGATAACATCCCAAAGCCAATGGTATTACGTGAGGTAATTCGTAAAAATATTTGATAGTGCCGGTTTCTTTTTCTAAAACACCAAACAGATGCTCTTTACCATTATCCAATTTGTAATCTTTTACCTTACCCATTGCTATTTCCTCCATCTTGATGCTGTTTTGCCATCCAATCAATTGCATCACGACAATTAGGGAACTTCTTTACTTTTTCCCCATTCCAATTGCCCTTACTTTCAATGCAAACAACACACTCATCATCGATACTATCTGGACACCATCCGGTATCTTCAGGATCAGCAAGTTTCAATTCTGTATCTCCAATTGTACGGGTGATAAAGTCACACCCTCCACCTGTTGATGTCCAATCAATGCCATATTTTTGTGCGTATTCGTATATTTCGTTTGGTATATTCATTTTGTTTCTCCTATTTCTATAAACTCTCTGCATCCATTAATTAAATCTTGCCAATCCTCACAATCC